AGGACCTGGGGTTAATCTTAAAAAAGAAGTATATGATGGAAAAACAATCAAGAAAACAAATGACTAATATTTGGAATAAAATAAAATATTTTTTAATACTAACTGGAATTTTTGCATTGATAGCTATTTTCTATATTACTAAAAAGAAATTAGAAATAAAGTCTTTACAGAAACTTATACAGAAAGCCTATCAGCAAAAGCAAAAAATATTAGAAGATAAGATTGCTGTTACTGTTGAAAAAACAACAGAAACAAAAGGCAATACAGATAAACTTGTCAAAAAATTAGATAAGTTACATACTCAAAAAACAGACATAGAAACTAAATTACAAAACTTATCAGATGAAGAATTAACTGATGCAGTTGGTTCTTGGTTTGAGAGGAGAACCAAATGAAAACATTTATATTAGTAGCTAGTTTATTATTCTTCGGAGCTTGTGAGGCTCCTATGGGAGATGATGGTTGTCAAGAATTAACTGAATGTTACGAAGGACAAGACGAACTTAGAACTACTATTGCAAATTTAAATGATGAGTTACAAGAATATCTTGTCTCAATTGCCAAATTAACAGAGATTAATTCAGAGCATGAGTTCACAATACAAAATTATCAAACTAAACTTGATAGTTTAAACAATTCATTAGCAGGAAAAATAATACTACCAAGAGAGCAGGTAGAACTACTTTTAACAGATGCAGAAAAGCTTCTGCTAGTATTAAAAGAATCAACCATAAAAGACTCTATCATAGTATCTAATACAGAAACAATTGCATGGCAAGATTCTACTATTAGTTTATTAAAAAATCAAATTGCTCTTAAAGATTCCTTGTTTAATGATCTTAAAGCCGTAGACCTGGAAAAAGATGAATGGTATCAGAAGTATTTATATGCTGTTGTTGCCTTCTTTTCGGGAATGGGAATTAATAGTTTAACTAATTAGAGGACTAATTAATGAAAAAAATAATAGAAATTATCACTACTATACTAAAAACTATAGTAAAAAAGAAAGAAGTAAAACAGCCTGAGCCATTAGACAAAAATAGCCTAGGGTATTTCTTTAGTTATAAAGAAATGACAAGAAGTCAAACAGCTACAAGGTATAATATTAAAAATATACCTAATAAAAAACAAACTGAAAATCTTAAAGCATTATGTTTAAATATACTAGACAAAATAAGATTACATTTTGGACCAGTAACTATTACAAGTGGCTTTAGGTGCGCTACCCTAAATCAAAAAATAGGCGGAAGTTCACGATCTCAGCACAAGAAGGGTGAAGCTGCTGATTTTGTTATAGCTGGACAATCTAATAGAGAAGTATGGGAATGGATTGTTAAGGAAAGTGGCCTTGATTTTGATCAAGTTATTGCCGAATTTGTAGGAAAAAATGGAACCGAAGGTTGGATCCATATATCTTTTAAAAAAGATGGAGAAAATAGAAACAAAGTTAGTATTGCAAAGAAAATAAAGGGCAGAACTCGTTATTTTCATTATACTAAAGAGCAAGTTTCTGAGGGTAATTATAGATTTTAAATGGCAAGAAAGCTCACCAAACTCAGACCCCGTAGCAGGGGTAAGAAAGTTGTAAGACAGGTTCTTGATACCAGAAGAACAACCCTACGAAAGGGTAAGTGTTCAAAAGGACAACAAAGAACTGCTACACTTGTTTCTTACATGCTTAAGGGATCTGAGTACGAGATGGAGGTCACATGGGATTGGTTAATTACTAAAGATTATGTAGGAATGTACGCAGATATTTACTTTCCTAAACATAAACTTGTAGTAGAATATCACGGGGAACAGCACTATAAGTTTCCTAATTATTGGCATAAAACCAAACGCGCTTTTCTTGACGGAAAGAAAAGAGACAAACTTAAAAAACAGCTACTTGAAGAGCATGGTATTAAGTTTATCGAATGGAAACATAGCGAACCTTTTACTGAAAGGAGAGCTTTAAATAAGCTTTTAAAGGCGGGGGTTTCCGAAAAAGAAATACGGAAACCCCAACCACCTAGTAAGATGAATAAAAAACTAGGTAAAGCACTAAAAATAGTTCCTAGATCACTCGGATCTAGAATCTTTTAGACGAGTATACTCGTCTATTTCCTCTTCGAACTCCTCGGGATATTTATTAATAGTGTAAGTTACAATAGCACTAGATGCCATAAACATCCCAGCTGCTGTGTACATCATTACCCCAGGCCAGCCGCCTGAAGTAAAATTTGTACCTATTAATGTTCCTATTAATATAGCACTTCCATACAGAAAGTGTCTATAAAAGATGATTCTCTTAAACAGCGTTGTTACCATTAAATCTCCTCTATATACTGTTCTGGTATACTTTTAGTTAAGTGTGATTCTACATAATTTTTTGAAGAACCATACACTCTTCTATTCTCAGGATAAGAGACGTAAGCAATGTCTTCTGCTCTAGTGAGCGCAACATAAAACAAACGCCTCTCTTCCTCAAGTTCAGACCAGGTTTGACAACGTAGAGGAAATAGGCCCTCACCCATTCCCACAACGAAAACAATAGGAAACTCTAAACCTTTGGATGCATGCGCAGTCATTAGTTTAATACCATTGCTTTTTCCCTTGTCTCCTGATAGCAGTTGTAAAAATTCCAAAAACTTACCTAAGTCTTGGTCTTGATCAAAATCTTCGGCAGCTTTTAAAAATTCTAGCACATTGCCAGCTCTGTCTGAACTACTGTCATCAGTTTCATATTTATTCCAATATTCCAATATCTTAAAATCATCAATAACACGTTTAGTAATTTCCCCAACTGCATTTAATGTTTTAATCTTTAGCATAGTGCTTATAAATTCCTGAATGACATCATTATCGCTTTCTAGACACACTTCCCATAGGGACATGTTTTGTCTAACAGCTTTTTCTTTTAATACATCAAGAGTTTTTTTACCAACTTTTCTAGGAGGGAAGTTGATAATTCTTTCCAATGATAAAGAATCATAAGGATTTGCAAGCACCCGCAAATAGGCAATAATATCTTTAACCTCTTTTCGCTCATAGAAATTTAATCCACCTAGTACCTGGTATGGAATATAATTACTGCGTAACATATCTTCTATTACCTTGCTTTGTGAATTTGTTCTATATAAGATTGAAATGTCTTCTGGTTTATAATCCTTTAAATGAATTATAATCCGATCGACAATTCTCTGAGCCTCTGCATATTCATTATATGAAGAGAATTTATAGATCTTATGTCCATTTGCTTTTTTGTTTGCTCTTAAACCCTTTTCAGTTTTATTTATATTTAGTTTAATAATATTTGAAGCAGCGTCTATTATAGTAGGAGTGGATCGATAATTGGTTTCCAGTTTATATAATTTTCTATTCGGAAACCAATCATCAAAATCAATTATATATTGAACATTAGAGCCTCTCCAGCCATAAATAGATTGATTGTCATCACCAACAACACATATATTTTGATGTTTTGCAGCTAATAATGCTATTAGATTAAATTGAGGTTTATTAGTATCTTGAAATTCATCTACAAAAATGTATTTAAATTTATTTTGCCAGTACTCCAAAACATCTTTATTTTCTAAAACTTTATTAGCAAGAATCAAAAGATCATCAAAATCTACAGCATTGTTGTTGAGAAGTATTTTCTGATAGAATTTATACACTTGTGCAACTGTTTCATCTGTTACATTTTGCACTTCAGCTAACATTACTTCTGGTGAAACCATATCATTTTTCGCTTTAGATATTAAACTTTTGACTTCTTTATAATCTATTAAACTTTCATCATCCGAAGATACCAAACGTTTTAGTATCTTCGCTTGTTCTTTATCATCGTAAATACTGAAATTCTTCTTAAGTCCTACATGATTATACTCCTTTCTTAGTATTTGATAACAAAAAGAGTGGAAGGTTTTAGCCGTTATGGCTTTACCCTGTTCACCTACTAAAGCATTAATTCGCTCTTTCATTTCATTAGCAGCTTTATTAGTGAAGGTGATAGCTAAGATATCCTGCGGAGCTATATCTTTACCTACTATATAAGCAATTTTATGTGTTACCGTTCTGGTTTTACCAGAACCAGCTCCTGCTAAAATTAACTGCGGACCTTCTATTTGTTCTGCAGCTTTGCGTTGTTCGGCATTTAAACCTTCCAAAATATTAGTCATTCTTTTTATTCCATTCTATTACTTGTTCTGTTTTATAAAAAACAGGTATATCATTTTCTTTTGCAAAAGTATGCTCTAACTGAGCTCCTTTAGAAAAAGTCCAATTATTTACCATTATAGCAGCATCACATCGTTTTAACATTTCGTAACTACCTTCCATAAAAACATCCCAGGTAGCCACATCATCAAACAATGCTGTATTTTTATGAGGACAAAGAGCTGCAATATCATTGCCCCATAGTTCTATTGCGATATCCTCGGCTGCCCTAATATTATCTAACTGAGCATGCAGAGTTTTATCGGAATATTTTCCAGCAACATATACAACTTTCATAATTTCTCCTTAAAACAAAAGGGGGACAATGTCCCCCTTTTACTTTGATAAGATTAATTTACTTTATTTTAATTGTTTTATTAATCTTTTCTGGAACAATTCTTGGTACTTCTAAAGTAAGAATACCATCCTTACAAGTAGCCACAGCTGCATCCATATCCATATCATCTAAAAGAGTATATCTTTTTTCAAATACATTTGTCTTTAGTAAATCTCCATCAGTATCACCTTTAGAAAGATCCCCTTTAATTACTAAAGTATCATCTTCTACAGTTATATCAATATCTTTTTTACTAAATCCAGGTACAGAGCCCTTAATTAAAACAGACTCGTTCTCAATATTAGTATTGAAACTATACGGGGACCTTGCTATATTAGTTGCATAGTCTTCCCATCCAAGCTTGCTTTCAAATAGGTTATTTACATCTTCAAACATATTTCTAAAAGAACTAAGACTTCTTTTGTATGGATTTCTTATTAGGTATTTTACCATTTTTATTCTCCTTAATTTCGGTGAATTCTGCTTCAAGTATTTCTCGTAATATCCAATACATATTTTTATTGGTTAATACTAAATCGGCATTCCAATTCTTTCTTAATTGGGAAGGATCCTCTACCCGTGAAGCAGGTATTTTGGATAATACGTAGTAGAGTTTTCCGTTATATTCTAGCCGTTCCATACTCTACTAGTTACAAACTTGATGCCAAAAAAGCATCAAAGACAAGTTGTCAGGGCAAGCTGACAAAATGTCAATCCTACCCTGACTTTTGGCATATAAACTATGCCACTTTGACAGTTAGTATTCCTCAGTTTTACGTCTACGATACATTTTTCCACCAGAAACTGCCATATCTGTTACTTGAATATACTCAAATACCGAGCGTTTCGTAGCAGGATTAATATATACAATCATAAAACCATTTTGCCACAGATCATCAGCATTAGTATAAGTAGCCGATCTAATATGTCCTGCCCCTAATTGGTGCCATTCATATGGACCATAGGTAGGATTATAATGCGGTGTTACTATATGTTTATGATGATGACCATGGAAACCAGGCATGCCCATTCTTTGACCAATTGGGAAATGATGAGCAAGAATACTATCATAATAAACTTTCCAGTTCTTACGTAGTTCTTTCTTTATATTTCCTTTGGTAAAGGTAGCAGCATTAGCTTTTGAAATATAATTAACTTCAAATTTATCTAATCCTAATAACCACCTAAGATCTTTGTCATGAACATCTTCCATCAAAGTTAATGCATTTGTAAAATCCGCACTTTCGCGCGCTAATCTATACTCATGATTACCTTCTAACATATCAATATTCATTTTATCACTAATTTCTCTTAAAGGTTTTAGAATTTTATTGTGAACAAATTTAACTCGTTCACCCGGTTTCCACATTCTAGGATCTACTTGATAACTTCCAAATTCTGGAAGATCAAAAGTATCGCCTGCTAAGCAAACATCTGTTGGATTCAATCTTTTAGCAGTATCTAAAAATACCCGCAAAAAGAAAGGATCAACATTGATATCATGAATATCAGAAGCCACTAATATTACTTTTTCCTTAGATTTACTAATACGACGGTAATTATTACCCCAATCGTGTCGTTCATCTAACTCCTTGTAATGATCAATACTAGCATGTTTAGCTACAGTACGTTCAACTGCGTGCTGTTGTCTAGTAAGCTTGATGCCTGCTTGCCGTTTAAACTCTTCAAATGTTCCAAAGTATCTATTCCATGTAGATTCAGACATATTAGAATTAACTCTAACATAATTTCTGGTTAAAACTTTGCCTGGTTCTGCGTTTGCTAAACGTTGTAATTCGTTTACACATTCCTCAGGTCCCCAGTCTTTATGAAACTTCTTTTTGTCTTCTGACATTGGAACACCATCTTTTAAACGGTCTTTGTATGTTTTGTTTTTAGCCATGTTATTCTCCCGGCTCAGGGGTTTGTGCCTCTTTTTCAATTACTTTTGTAAATTCTTTTTCTAACTTTAAAAGAATAGAAGCAATCAAAGGTGCATCTTTTCCTTTAATAGTAGCTGCTTCAACGCATTGTACTATTATTTGGATTTCTTGTGGCTCTAGTTTTATCATATAACTATCTCCTCTTCGTTTATTGTAGGTTAAATGTTTTAATAAAAGTTTTTACAGATTCACGTAAAGCATTAATACTGAATGAATTATCTAAATGATAATCTACTTTATCTAAAAATCTAAGCCTCTCTGTTTCCGTAGTAGTAGTATCTGCGAAGGTTGGTCTCCAGCCTCGCTGAATAAGGCTGCCATCATCTGCAGAAACTTCTACTAATATAAAATTTTCACTATTCTCTTTAAAATAAGCTACTTCATTTTTAAAACGTATATCAGGAATTACTATCGTATCTTTTTTATTTTCTTCGTGTAACGCTTTGCACCACCAGTCAATATTATCGTAACGACGGATAGCTCCCAATGTAATTAAACCAATTCTATGTTTTTCTTTTTCAGCACCTTGCTCATATAAAACATCGGTGCTGATTTTCATCATATCTGCATACTGTGTTTTTATCGGATCTGCTAAAGATACACTAGTGGCCTTCATTTCATCACTAACTAAAGCAGCCACGGTATCTTTTCCGCTAAGGCGCGGACCACAAATACCTATAACATTTTTCATTTTTTTCATTAATGTATTTCTCCTTCTTTAGGTAAGGCAACAATCGTGTTTATTAAAGACAAATCCTCTTTATCAACATCCTCAAAGCTCACAACAGTATATCCAAGTTCTTCAAAAAATACTGTGTAATCTTCTTCCGTTAAATTATCTAAAGTTTTTTCTGTATTTATTTCATCAGGAATTTCTAAACCACCTGTTATAAAAAATGCATTTATAATCTTAGACCATTCCTCTTTCTTAAAGAAATCGAAATGCATTTTATTTTCTTCTTGATGAAATACCCTCATAATTCTAGTCATTGTTTTTACCAAATAATAAATCTTTAATAGTTAAGTAATTAATAGTTTGTCGTCTCCAATAAAGGTATGTCGTAAAGATTAAACAAACCGTTGCGGCGTTAATCATTGTAGCTAAACCTACTACAGGGAGAGCCACATAAGCCAAAAATGTACCAACAATATCAGTAAAAACATAATGACCTAATAACAGTCGTTTTAATGTATAACTACTTTTTTCAATTAATAAAATAAAAGCAGCCGCAGTTAAACTACCTGCGATCAAGCCGCCTAATAAAGCTTCCATTAGTTTTTTCTCCTTATCAATTCTCTTGCAATTCTATTAGCAGGTGACTCAGTCGTTTCTGAAAATAAAGTAAAATTCTCATCCACTTTAAGTAGTTGTCCATAAATATAATTCAAATGTTCCTTAGTAAAGGTACCTGCCAAAGAAATACGAGTTTCTTTGGTTAGTGTATCAAAAGATAAAGCATCTAAAGTAGGTATATGATACCAATCACAAAATGCCTTTTCTTTCTCAGATTCGTCTCCTAAAATTACAACATCTGACCGTAATAAACAATACTTAATATTAGTTTCGTTACAATAGGAATTAGTATAAATAACCTTAGTATTTTTTTCTTGTTTAATTAATTCATTCGGTCCTGTAAAAATAATACTATGAACGGTCATAAGAAATTCTCACTTGTTCTATCTTGTAATCATTAGTTACCTCGCTATCTAACATTTTTACTCTAACTTTATCTTGCGGTAAACGAGCAACTATAATTCCCCTGCGAACACGATCTACAGAATAAGTACTAAGAACCTCTACTAAAGTTCCTACTCTAAAACTATTCATTTTCTTCATATTCTTCATTATCTATGAAATCCACAATATCCGATACACTATAAACGTTACTTATCATTTCTGGATTTCCTCCTTGTCTAACTACTTCTTGATTAATTTCTTCATCTATTTTTTGTAATGCTTCTTCTAATTCAACAGAATTACTTTTCAATAAAGAAGCCACTTGTCTAAATCCGTGGTTATATGCTCTTGTAGCTATAAAAGCAATTCCCAAAACTGGATTATGTTTTTTCAATACATCCCGTATTATTTGCCATACGTCTGTTCCTTTTATCATATTAATTTTCCTTTATAGCCTGCCCAACTCATAGGACAGTTATCACATGTATCACAAACCTCTGAGGGTTTTACATAAAAAACCTCCTCATCAATTAGTTTAGCAACGATTTCATACCTTCCTTCCGTATTATAAAGTACAGAATATTCTGTACCTAACATCGGAAAATAGTAAGTTAATTGCATTGGTTTATTACTACTAATCAATTCATAACCTCTGGCATTCCATTGTGCACGCTCAACTAATTTAGCAAAATTTGACAGAGTAGGCATTAAAGAATCATACCTAAACCAAATTAGCTGAACGTGACTTTTGTTATTCTTGAGCCGCGCTATATCTATATCGATATGCATATGTTCAATTTCTCCAGAGAAATCTTTTAATATTATTTCATCTTCACGATGTTTTAGTTTCCATATTCCTATATTAATTAATGCTTGGTGTACTTGCTTTGTTACCTTATCCGCACTTACCCCGCGCTTAATTCGCATTATATCTAAGTGTTTTGTTACATCTCTAATTAAATCGCTTTGCTCATTATCAAATACATTTAGCACATGCTTATGAATATGATCACGAACTACTTGTGCACTTTCCTGTTCAGGGAATATTTCCAAGTCAACTTTTTGTAAAGGACAAGCATGAGTGTACCAATAAGCCTGAGTAAAAGAAGCCATTATTTTGCTTGAAGAGCAGTATAAGTAGCTAATGAAATAGCAGAAAATCTATCTTGATAAATACTATTTCCTAAAGTATCATTAAATACACGGGCCATCTTTAAATAAGTATGTCCATTTTTATAACCTTTAGCCAAATAAGCAATACCCTTTTGAGTTAATTGTTTAACAACTTGTGTAGCAATTGTTTCAAAGTTAGCACTACGTTTAAAATACGAATCAGCCAAAAATTTATAACAATAATCTGAATTACCCTTAACCAGGGCCTCAACAAACTTATCAATAACTTCAACTTTTTGAGCATTATTAAGAAGTAAACCGGTATCATCCAAACTAATTATACCATCTGTATTGGTAGATTGTTCTAATACCCCTTGTAAAAGAGCAATTGCCCTTCGTAATGATAAATCACTAGCATCTATAATCTCTGAAAGAACTTCTCGATTAACTCTCGGTCTATTTAATTGTTCATGTTCATTTTTATTAATATCTACAAGAATATTAAAAAGATCCTGAGGAGTCCATGCATTTAATTTAATACTAAGTATTCTACTTTGCCATGCTTTATTAGTAAACAAAGTAGCATGCTCAGATGAAGTTAACATTATATGTACGCGCGCCTTTCGCACATCGTTAAGAACGTTCTCCACTGGTAACAACAGATTCTCTATTGATTTCTTAGTAAGATTATGTGCTTCCTCTAAACAGATAACTCGAGTTCCCCCTCGTCTTCCAATTATTGAAGTACCACTTTTAATCTCATTTTCTACCATTGAAATAATATCATCATTCTTCATCTGAGCAGTATTTTTAACAACATAATAAGGATCTGTACCATCAAAGCTTTTTGATACAATAGACTTACATCTTGGACATTCTAAACATGCTTCTGTTTTATTACCTTCTTCATCTTCCTGCAAGTTTTGACAATTTAAAGCAAGAGCAAGAATCAAAGCTAATGTAGTTTTTCCTGTACCCGAATCACCCGTAAAAGCAAGACCAGGATGCGAAAGTTTGCCATTATTAACTGCTAATTCTCTTTTTAATCCATCCCCTGCAACCTTAGCAGAACCATAAAGCTCACTAAAGCGCAACGGGCGATAAGCAGAATAAAGACTTGCACCTTCGCTTGGTCCTCTACGAACTAGACGTGCTTCACTTGTTCTTTTCATATCAGAAATATCCATATTTCCTCCTATATTAATTTGTTTAAACGCCTATACCAGGCTTCTAATTTATCTGTTAAATCCGTATACCGTGTCTCGGTACCCGATGTTTTAATTGCTTTAATTATTTCCCTATCTTTGGCAACCAAAACACAAACCTTTTTAGCCCTAGTAATGCCAGTATACAATAAATTCCTAGTAAGCATACTGCGTGCTATATAATTATCAGGTAATACTACTATAACTGCTTCAGCCTCAGATCCCTGAACTTTATGAATTGTCGAAGACCAGGCGTGAACCAAATTTTTCCACTCAGTAAATTCATATTCTACAACATCTCCATAAAATTCAACATGTATATATCCTGGAGAATTTCTACCAGAGGCCTCATAATCAATTATTCGACCCACGTCTCCATTAAAAACATCTTTAACATAGTCATTACGCATTTGCATAACTTTATCCCCAACTCTAAAGGGACAATCTTTTATAGGAATTTGTTCCCCTGAAGGATTAACTACATTTTGAACATCTTCATTAAGAGTTGAACAATTAAGAGTACCTATTTTCTTACGCATAGGCGTTATCAATAAAATATCTTCAATATTTATTCCATACTTATTTGGAATATGTTTTTCCATAATATCCATAACATTCGTATTAGTAACATTAGAAGTAATATAAAAATCACTAGTACCCCATTCTGTTCCACTAATTAATGGATTTTTACCATCAGCAACCCTGCCGTCATTTACAATCATGGAATTTTTTACTAATAGGGCATTCGAATCTTGTCTAAAAATCTCGCGAAGCTGTACTGTATTAACCTTTCCAGAGCTAATCATGTCATCTAGAACATTTCCTGCAGATACACTCTGAAGTTGATCCTTATCCCCAACCAATACCAATGTGGTATTCTTTTTAAGAGCACTTAAAAGAGCTTGCATAAGCATTACATCAATCATAGATACCTCATCAATGACAACCATGTCAGCATCTAACTTGTTTTCACGGTTATACATAAACCTAAAACCATCTTCCTTACCAAAGCCTAGCAAACGATGAATAGTAGAAGCGTCTTTACCAGTTGCTTCCTGCATACGTTTTGCGGCCCTTCCAGTTGGCGCAGCCAATAATACCTTGTATTCTAAGTAATCAGATACATGTAATAAAGCTGCTAAAGCACTGGTTTTACCTGTTCCAGGAGAACCGGTTATAACGGTAATATTATCTAGAATTGATCTAACAATTGCGGCTTTTTGATCACCAGTAAGGTTAAATCCTTGTTCATTCTCCCAAAGGGATACTTGTTCCAAAATTTCATTAGAAGAAATATCAGTAGCAGGTAATAAAGAACGTTCTATTAAATCTTTTGCAATAGCAGTTTCAGCCATAGCGAATTTTAGAAGATGCACTCCTTTATCATCAACAATTACTTTATTTTTATTATTAGAAGATCTACTAAGGGTTCTTAAAGCTACCTCAAATAAATTAGAGTGATCTACTTCTTCTACAAACTTAATTTTATTTTTAAATTCATCAAATAATTGGTCCTTAGGTAAATAAGTATTTCCTTTAGCATTTTCTTCTAAAAGATATACCAAAGATTCCTCTACACGTCTTGGGTGAACATCATCCATGCCTAAAAGTTTAGCAAAGTAATCAGCTCTCCTAAAGCCTACCCCCGGTACTGCCATTAATTCAAATGGATTACCTTCTATTTTAGCTAATTTATCATCATTAAATTCAACTATAATTTTTCTAATCATAGCCCTTGAAAACCCAGAAGCAGCCAAGAACGAAACAATACGTTCTTTGCCATAAAACTGGTGCCATTGCTCATATATTGTATGAGCCAGCTTTGGACCAATTCCAGGGACCTCCAATATTCTAGGATCTTCTTCCTTGATAATATCTACAACATCAGTTCCAAAATGTCGAACCATCCAATCTGCCCTGGAAGGCCCAATACCCTTTATAAGCCCTGACCCCAGTAAAGCAGCAACACCCTCTTCAGTATTTGGAATATTGCGTTTATAGTTTTTTACTTTGAAACGCATACCATAATCAGACTGTTCAAAATGCCCTTTTATTTCCAAATGCTCGCCAATAACTACATCCAAATTGCCTAAAATTGTATGTCTCTTATTACTATCATCCTCTGACATAGAAGCAATGCTAAAACCATCTTTTGAATAAATTATACTTTCTATTATTCCGGCAATTTCCATTTGTTTTTCTCCAATTTATCTGAAAAGATATTTATTATTTCTTTATTTAATTTAGCATGGGTCCTTAGTACTCCGTCCCATTCTTCTTCTGGAAACCATTTTAAATTATTAGGATCACCACAAACATCAACTCCTATAATGTTATCACCAAAAGTATTTTTTATTTTAGTTAATAGTTTTAGAAAGGGCTCTTCTTCTAACCAACCAGAGCCCCAGTCTGTATGTACAACTTTATCAGATAAAACATCCTTATCAATACTAATATAAATATTAGTATTTTTTGGAATTGTTTTGATAATTTCTTCAAAGGGAGGTTGATTTACTTTCTTTGTCAAAGGAAACGTACTTAGGTTTTGTTCCTTTTCTAGTTTTGAAATTCTATGTAAGTATCTAGAAACGGTTTGCGAGAGACTTGCAGCCCCTATCGCCATTCCTCCTACACACTCCTCACGTTCCAAAACATTAGAAAACCAACCACCACAATGATATCTATTATACTTCCTAGTTCCTTCTGAGCCCACATCATAATGTTTATCTAAAAGAATAACATAGTAAGGTTCTTTGAATTTTTCTAGGAGGATGCCGGAGAGGTGATGGAAGTCACCGGACCCCAAAAAGGATAAAAGGAATCCATCTTTGCGTTTTAACATGGAGGTTTTTATATGATGCAAAGATCTCCGGCATCTGATAGAATTTTGTATTAACTTTTCATAGGGACGATAATCGTAACGAACAGCCTTAAACTGATCGCCCAAACCCTGGTGAATAGTTGTACCATCTGTATCAAAAAGATGGATTGAATTATTCAAGCTCAGACCAAGTTTGTTCCTCTGTTAAACAAGTATCATTATTGCAGAATCTATCTACTTCTGCTTCTTCACCTGCTATTGCTCCAAAGGAAAGTCTGCTTACTTTTTTGATTAGTTTATTATACTGTTTTTCAGTTATTTCTTCATAAGGCATTTGTGGATATGCTCCTAATTCTACTTTAGGTAAGAAGCTAATACCCTTCAATTGATATTGAAAATATTGTAAAGCATGCTGCAATTGATTACCTTCTGTTTCCGGATCAAAAGTGACAGTACAACTAACTTGATTATCAGCCCAATACTTTTGCATAAAGGCTGCAATTGATAATTGTTCCCACATAGATACTTCTGAAACAGTACGTATACCTTCGCCCACGTCTACTGGAATTTCAACAACTAAAGTTGATCCTTCACTTCCTACTGCAGGCTCTAAATGATATCCGGCTTTTTCCAACGGTTCAATTAGCTCTGAATGTTTAGATAGCCTCATTCGTCTAATGTAGAATCTAGATTCCGGAAAATGAACACCGGGAGTTACTCCTGCTAACAAAGATACAGTACCACTTGGCTTTACTGAAGTAGTCTTTACGCTCCGAGGAACAGCCAGCCAGTCAGAATACTTTTTATCATATTCTTGTAAAGCAGCATAGCCTTCTTCTAACCAGTCCTTAAAAACATGTAAACCCTTATCATTAATAAATTGAGCAACACCAGAAACAGATGTTCCAATCCTTCGATTTCGAAGAGCAACCCTATTAGTTTCAGGCCATTGTGTTTTACCCAAGGTTACTGTTTTAGCATACAGATAAGCATATTTAAGAGTTTTTATATAGTCCTCTAGATTATCATGATTATTTGGAAAAGTTTCTACTAAGCAACAAAGTTCATAGGATTCCAAACTTTGCTCTAAGCAAGGATTTCCACCTACAACTCTATGATCTTTCCAATCTTTACCATTCTGCATTCTAGAATAAGCTTGCATATTGTCTAACCAGGCAAAGCCGGGTTCGCCATTTTTAATAACTCGTTCACAGGCTGGTCCATAATCCATTCCTAGTTCTGCAAAAATTGAATTATTAGAAGTCCAACCATAATCAGCGCGTTCTGGATTTTTATCATAATTTTTTAAATCCAAATATTCATCAGAAGTGGGATCTCCAAATACAATTTCTGCAGTACGTCTGACGTTACCAGCAACCACACACTTACCTATAAAATTTTGTATATCTACAATAGTAGTAATACTGATAAGTTTATTTGTATTTTTTTCTAAGATAATACATATATTCTTATGTAGTTCCTCTAAGGGCCCAGGCCCCGATGCTACTCCACCAAATCCTTTGATTATTTCTCCTGCGGGTCTAACTAAACTATAATCAAACTCCATAGGGGCCCCTGCTGTAAAGAAGGAATCGATAAGTAAGCCAACACTCTCAACCCAGCCTTCTCTTGTATCAGGGACTCGATAAGTAACAGTACTCTTTTCTTTATTTTGTCCTTTTACTTCAAAAGTACCAGCACCTTTTGTATCAAAACCAACGCCTACTCCTAACATAGAAGCATCCATAAGAAATGTAAAAGGTTTACTTAAATCATGTTTTATATTTTCTGTGCTTACAAAACCACAATTATTCAAAGCAGCATATAGCTCCTTCTTTTCCGTTAGTTCTGTTCCCATGCTCCAAAGACCTCTTCCAGGTGGAAGAAATTTCATATTCCACATTCTGTCATACATTTCTTGAGCACTTCGTTGGGCTTGCCAAGCATTCCAACCTAACTGATGATGTTCAATCCATCTTTTCTGCATAGAGTATGTACCCTCTACAACTCGTTGGATTGTTTCCCACCATCTTTCATTTTTTCCATTGTCCTTAATACGAGAATACGTACGCATATAAACAAGTTCCCCTAATCCATTAAAACCAAAAGGGGGTTTTCTTCGTTTATATTTATCTATAAAATTATCACTTAATTTAAAATTCATTTATAAAGCTCCTATCAGCATTGTAAAAAGACCTACAAGGCCTCCAACTAGTCCACCTAGTATTTTTATTCCTCTAAGGGATTCTTTGGCTAGTTTACGTACAGTATCTTCAAAATGATCTGCATCATAAACTTCCATTTGATCTTGTAAAATAGATTGAATAACTTTCTTAGTTTCATCATCATTAGCAACAGATAATATCATCTTATTATAAAGTTGTTCCCTTTTAAAAGAAGGAACAAATATTTCTGTTAACCAATGTTTATCTAATATTTTATTAAATAAAGAAAATACTTTTTCTTTACTTCCATTAGATAAAGAATCAATAACTACCCCTGACATATTATCAGAAGCAGTTTTTGCTATCTTATTTTTATTTTGAGGAACTAAGCCAGGCGTAAAAGGTAATCTAACTCCTAAAATATACAAAGGATTTTTAGGTTTAAATAACATCTCCAACGCTAATACATTAGTAATCCATCCAATAAAAATTCCAGCAAACGGAGTAATCCAATTCATAATTATTCCGTTACGCTAGAATATTTTCTTAGTACTTCCTTAGTATCTTCAGGAAAAAGGGACGACCCTAATATCCAAGTAATATAACTAGGATCATTTTCTTCAACATACTGTAATGTTTTTGCATTAAATTTCCCAAACATAAAATAAATTTGTCCAGTATTTGGATCTTTTCTAAATTTATTAGCTAAATCCAGAATAGAATCATCAGCATATTCTGCAACCAAATTAGACATTTTCGCAGGCATAGTATATTTACCTAATTGTCCCTCAAAAATTCCTAACATTGCATCAACATCATTTAATTTTCCTTTAACTTGCCCTGTATAAAACCTATAAGCACCAGCTAAAGTTCTGGGTTCTTTTCTTAAAAAGATTTCTTGTAAATCAATTACACCACCAGATTTGTCTAGCTTTTTATTTACTAAATAAAATTCCTGCACAAACATAGGTAAATCAAAGGATTTTATAGCATAACCTACTAAAGGAAGTCCATCAATAAAATCATTAAATTTATCTGCTTTCTTAATAAAGTTATCTATTCCAACTAAATCCGAATCTGAGATCCCATTTATTGCGGTAACTTCCTCAGGCACAGGAACACCTGGGTTTACAAGTTCTGTCATCTTTTCGATACTTCCATCAGCATGATATTTAAGTAAACTAACTTTAATAACACGGGCATCTGGAATACGAAGACCAGTTGTTTCTACATCTAATATTACAAATGGTTGTTTTTCCATTTTATCTCCTTTCAATTGATAAGTTTAGAGAACCGGTTAATAAACCAGCACTCATTAATCGTTGAGTTTCTTCTAAAATAAGAGTATTTAATCTATCTCTTAATTCATTAATATCTATAGAGGCCTTTACAGATAGTGTCTTTAATACTTTTTGATGATATAAGCTATTCATTGCCGCTAAACGAGGTAACCAATAATTTGCTAACATCTTACCTCTAAGAGTATACTCATTTAATATTTCCCACTCAATGGGAAGTATGGGGTCTAATGATAGAAAAGCATCTATACCCTTTGTTTTAACAAAATCATCTGGATCTTGTCCAGCGGGTAGTTGTAATAAATAAAGATCTTTTCCTAAGACGCTATGATATTTATTATATAACTTTCTAGTAGCTTTATTTCCTCCATCATCCGCATCCAAACAACTCACCACTAAGTTAAAATCTTTAACAAGATTCACATGTTCATCTGTAAAAGATGTACCTGAAATAGCAACAGCAGAACGAATTCCGTTAGCAGCTAAGGTAATAATATCAGCCTGGCCTTCCACCATATATAAGACTTTACTTTGTTCTTTATTTAAAGCTGCCTTTGCTCTATGAATATTGTAAAGAATATTTCGTTTAGAAAAGATTGCAGAATTAGATGTATTAACATATTTACGATTTGAGCCCTGTTCATAGTTTAAAGCTCGTGCTGTAAAACCAACAGGTCTTCCAATAGAATCGTGTATCGTGAATATAATGCGACCTTCCGCAAAAATAGAACGATAGTTAGGATTCTTCGTAAGTACCCCAATTTCACGTAATACCTTATCAGAGTAATTACTTCTCAGGTATTGTAATAGTTTTTCATAATCAGCAATACCCCCTACGTTAAACTCTTTTAAGATATCTGCATTCCATCCTCTTTTCTCTGCATATTCTTTTACAGGTAAATAGGATAAATGATTAGATACTTCCCTAGTAGCATTGTATAAATCCATTTTATGCTGTTCTTGTGCACTTCGTTGCACTTTTTGTTCTGGAAAAGGTAACTGCAAAGTATCTGAAAGATGTCTAACTGTTACATCATAAAACCCAGGTTCATTTCCTGCCGGGTAACCATGTAACTGAGCTGCTAAATCAAAAATACTTCCACCAGTATCACAAGCAAAACAATGCCAAACAGGATCACCTCCTCTGCCAATTCCTAATCGGAAAGGTTGATGACTTTTGTGTTCTTTAATAGGACATTTACCTGATGTATTTATTTTTAAATTAACCCCATTTCTTTTAAGATATTCGGGTAACTTTTCTAAATAGGGTGTCAAAGCTTCATTCATTTAATCCTCTATATAGCTGTCTTAAGTTAGTTAAAGTGTCAATAGGTAATGTTTGTTTTTTCTCAAAATAATCCATAAATTGAAATAATAATTCTTCTGAATAATTTCCTAGAATTCTATTAATTAAATCTATTGTTACTAAATATATTGGAGGTAATGAATACTCTTGATCTATTTGAGTTGTTCTAAACATAACCCAATTTTCCTCTATTGCTAATGTTTGAACTGAGGTGATTCTCATACAATATTTAATGGTTGATTCCGCAATTCCTAATTCTTCTGCTAGTTCAGCAGTAGAAGGTTCCTTTTCATAATCTACTAAATAACGCTGACTTACTTTAGAAATAGAATAAGCAAGGTGCTGTAAAAATACAGAACCTTGTCGAACTTGAAATGCATTATTCATTACAAATCGTTGCATTTGAGTTTTTACATCTCTATAATAATAAGTTATCATCTTGGCCTTTTTAGTTTCATCCCAAGTTTTTAACTTTTTCATAAAAGTAACCACGCCAATTTGCATTAAATCAAGAGGATCTATTCTATCTCCTCCTTTCATAGAATTAATAACAGTAAGAGCAATCTCAGCTAAAATAGTAATATTATAAGAAATCAATTCTGTTAATATTGCATTCTTTTTAGCCCCTGAAGCTGCTCTATACTCTTTAATTAATTTCTTTTCATAATCAGCAGGTATATGACTATTACCTTTGGATACTTGTTTTACATACTTATCTAATCTCTCAATGTCCCCGCGAGATATGTTGTTTGTTCTCATATATCATCTTTTCCATTATATGTTACCTCGTCTCGCGAGTTAATCCATTTCTGTCTTAGATAAAGAAGAAACACCTGCAGAAACATCAACTTTAAGGTCTACCTTAAGTAAATCATCTACACTAACTTCCATAATATCTACAATAGCCTTTTCTGCTAGGCTAACTTCGTCTTCTGGTATTTCTATTATATTTTCATCATGAATAGTTAATAAAGGATACCAATCTTTATTTTCCCATTCTTCTGCTATAGTTACTAAACTTTCTTTAATAATCTGAGCACCTAATCCTTGAATAAGCATATTAATTGCACTTAGAACTTCTCCACCCTCTTTTAATACATGTCTTACTCGTCCATAAGCATTAACTAATCGTCCATAATTTTGAATATTATACTTCTGATCGTCAAACCACTTTTTAACAGCAGGAAATGTATTAAAGAATGCATCAATGTATCCATTACATTCTGCCTTCGTTTTATCAAGGCCCATTGTCATAAATGTATCTTGTAATCCCGCAGGACTTCCTCCATACAAAGTAAGGAAGTTAACAGTTTTAGCAATGGTACGAGCTTCTTTAGCACGCTTCTTATTAGATTCCTTTTTAGAGTCGCTTAATGCTTTCCATTGATCAGGAGTTATCCCTAGTATAGCTGACGCCGTTACTACATGCATATCACCATTAGGATCATTAGGATCTTTTTCTTTCTTTAGAAATACATCATATAATTCTTGACAACCGGATACAGCAGCTGCTAAATATAATTCCATATTTCTATAATCTGCTGCAATAAACTTCATTCCTCTACGTGGAATATATAAACGTCTTAAATCATAAACATATGTTTTATTCACATGATTACATTTAGTACAAGTATACCTACTTCTCGTTGAATCAACATCAAATGTTCCTTCTAATTCTCCTGTGTCATCCTTAAAAACATTATTACATGCCTCACATACCATCGGAACAGCAGGAGTAGCTCTAGGAATATTCTGTAAGTTAGGCTTATTAGAGCTCATTCGTCCAGAAGTTGTTCCAATACTCTTAATATTAGCATGAATTAACCAATCATCAGCTACTTGATGTTTCAAATCATCAATAGCATCTATGTATGTTGATTTCATTTTAAGCAAATGCCTGTACCTAACGATAAGTTTTAAATAATTTTCTAATTTATCAGGTTTCCATCTACCGGGTTTCTCATAAGGCTCCAAAGTATCTTGATTTATCGCACCCTCATCGGCAAGATGCCACATTTTAGTATAACCAAGTACCAATACTTTAAGTATTTTTTCTTGAGCACTCATTTTACCAAACTTTTTCTTAAACCTTGTTAAGAAATAGTCTGCCAGTAATGATTCAATAAACTCAACCAATCGAGGATTAGAACTAAGGTTCATCACAGCTGTAGATAAAGAATATACTTTTGATTTAGTTTCTGCTAAATCAGCATTAACCGCTTGTCTTAGCTCATTAAGATAGTCTATGTCTAATCTAATTCCTTTTGCATGCGCATCCGCTAAGACTTTAATTACCTTCAACTCAATCGGATAAATTCGTCTCAATAAATTATCATTAGTAAAAGATTTACTTTCTTCTTTAACAAGTTTACCTGTTTTTAAAAACAAAGCCAAAGCATTAATAGCATCATCTGCAGCATACTCTAATGCATCAACAGGATCAACATCTGCAAAGGTGTTTACATCTGCTCCGTCTAATACACCTTTAAATTTTTTAGGCAACTTATTAAAATGAATATACATCTGGTCTTTAAGACCAATTCTTGCATTTTCATTATGCAAATAAGTCATAACCATAGAATCATGAGTCCATAAATTATTTTCAGGGTCAAGTTTAAAGATATCTAATCCCATTCTTTTTAAAGCGGCATAGTCATAATATAAGTTATGCCAAACAGTCTGCTTTGAAGGATCATCAATAATTCTTTTAATAACAGGTTTTACAACGGTTTCCCAATCTAATTGAGGAACAGAAGATATATTATGATAAATAGGAACATAATATCCTGTTTTCTCGTTCCCTGCCAAAGATATACCTACTACTTTGAAATCATCTTTCCATGTTTCCAAACCAGTAGTCTCTGTATCCATACCTATATAAGTATACTGTGCAAGATCTTTTTCCATTTGCTGTAATTTAGCAACAGTATTAACTAAGATATATTCACGCTCATTTTCTAAAATTTGCTGCTCAAATAAAGGACGAGGTAATGTATCATAAATATTTGTATGTTTATCAAAAAATGAATACAACCCCTTAAAATGTGCCTCAATAGTGGGCACAGCAGCCGTGGTTGTTTTAGCCATAATTGGATTTGTCATAAAATAACACCAACGTTGTTTGCCTAATACCCTTGTCTGAAAGGGAGTACCTACTGGAGTTTTTGTCCTAGTTTTATTATCAATAAGACTTTTTGCAGAGTCCTTGCTTAAAAATAAAATAATAACAGGATCAACTTGTTTTATATCTTGTAATAAATAACGAGAACATGCCTTGAATTCCGGAACCTTAGCTTTAATAATATTATTCTTATTAGTACTAGTACATTTTACAGCATAAGTAAAGGTACAGTCATTCTCGGTCAAACTTGTATACTTAGAAAGATAATTATTAAATATTGTTCTAAACGGCCCAGAACATGCTATAGTATTTTTATGCTCTTCTATAAAAGCCTGTGGTCCTACTACTAATATTCTACCTGTTCCGCTAGAAGCTACAGGAAATAAAAACTCTTTTCTTAGATCTTTACCGTAATTACATAAATCACATTCTTTTGCTTTTAAATCAGATTGTGATTTTAATAAACTAGTTTTATCCTTAACTTGTAAAGAGGTAATATCAATCATTTAATTTCCATTTGTTTTATTTTCGTTCATATAAATACTTGCTACCGTTTTTAAATCAAAACGCATATCATCTATTCCTTTTTGAATATCAGACAGTTCAAATCTAATTTCTGGGATATCCCTAAATCCGTCGGCCCATCTTACTTTCATAAAAACTTTATGAAATTCTGTATTAATTTCTGCTACTCGTAGAGCAGCTTCTTTTGGAGAAGTCATTGCTAAAACAAGGGCCTGTTCTAAATCAGCACTTACTGCCTGACCTATTTGCTGCAATAACTTAGAATTTTCTCCACGACGATTAGTCGGTTTTGTAAATAAATCTAAATACTTAGACATAGCTACTCCTTAGTTTGGGGGCGGATTAATCCGCCCCCGGTTACAATTAACTAATCATTAGGTTGCCATTTATGCCAACCATGTTTTTCATTGTCCCAACTACCATCGGTGTTTTTCCGTTTTGGGAACAATCCGCCGCCTTCTTTCATTTGTCCATAAGACAAAGCAGCACCACATTTTGTGCATTTCTTCTCATAATAATCATTTCCTTCGATAGTTCGAACGGAATATTTTATGTTAGAAGAGCCACACGCTCCACAGTCTTCGTGTTCAAAAATTTCTTGAAATTTTGAAATTCCTTTAAAGATATCTTTTTGGGAATTACCTTCAAGCTCTGCTGTAACACGTTTATCTGCAGTTGTGTATTGTACTTTCATAGATGTTTATCTCCTATTATTATTATTAACTAGTTAAGGTTTGTATGTTTCTGCATACCATAAAGCCATTAAAAGCGCATCAGCTCTATCAACATCTTTCTTTCTTTCTAAAGAAGCAGAAGGAAATCGCTTTTGTGCTAATAATCTAGCCTCATCTTTTGGTTTTTTAATTAAACCAAAATGTTTTTTCCATTTTTGAGGAGTTACTAAAACGGGTATAAGACCTAAAGATCCTACTGCTCCTTTTAAAACTCCGAAATTGATTCCAAAATTCATTGTACTTGTTACTCCTTGTTGAGGCATAGCGTGTACCTTCTCAAGTATAACTATGTCTACACAGCTTTCATCAAACATCTCAACTAATTTTATTGGATCAACTTCCTTTTGTTTTTTTGTTCCAGTTTTAAATGTAGGCATATCTTGCACTGAAACAAATTTACCATTACTTTCTATTATTGCAATTGCTCCATTAACTCCAGGATCAATTGCACAAATATACTTCTTATTCATACCTTAAATATACGACTAAATTTACATATAATCAAAGAATAAATTTAGCGCGAATATATTTTCAGGCGCTGAAATAGATGAGCGCTAAAATTTATGATTCCTTTTCATCCCAGGTCTGCCAAATACATTGTTGACCTTGGGGAGAGGAAACTAATTCTGACTGAGAAACGCCTTCTATATCATAATCAATTATATGCAAACAAGTTCCTTTTTCTTTTTCAACATGAACAACAGTGCCATCCTCGATATAGACATAAGTCTCTAAGCAGGGAGTAACTCCAGTTTCTCTTAAAAAAGAACAAATAGTTTGTAGCTTATTCTTAAAGCCTTCTTGTACATAACCATCATTACGAGGATTTGTGGCTTCCATTTGCCAACGTTTTAATTCCGCTAATACTTCCATTTTAATCTCCTATATGTACTTTCTTTTATTTTTTCAAATAAATTTTTATCTGTACAAAGTATTTCAATACAAGCAGCTTTTCCTTGTCCTAATCTTATATCCTCAAAATAATGCCAAGAACCTTTTCGTTCTACAACATTATAACGAACAGCTATTTCTAATAAATCTGCTTCTACTGAAAAACCCGTATCATAGTACAAATCTACTTCTGTCGCTTGATTTGATCGTCCTAGTAGGTTTTTCCTAATACTAAGTAGTATTCTTTCGCCTACTGAAATTCCCTCATCTACAAGCGACCCTACGCTCTCTGTCTGACAACGCAAAATTGCTCTAGACGCAACAGAACCAACATTCGTAGGAACTTTTTTAGTTGTTCCTATTTGATCTCTAACTTGATTCAAAGTAACTATTGCTGAATTATGCTTACGAGCAATAGTTAATAGTTTTGGAATTGCTTGTATCCAAAACTGTCCCTGTAAGCTTCTATAAGACTCTGTAAAGTCTCTAGAAAGCTCTGTCTGTGGAACAACCCCACAGATTGTATCAATTACAATTAAAGGAACCCTAACCTCTTCTAATAAATTTGGAACAAAATCCATAATTTGATCAGCAGAAGAAGGAAACATAACAATTAATTTATCCTCATTAATTCCTAATTTCTTTGCATATGTAAAATCAAACATATGTTCAGAATCAATATAAAGAACATCATGTCCTTGTTGTTGTGCTGCTGCTATAATTTGCAAAGCTAACGAGGACTTACCAGAACCAGATCTTCCATATATTTCTGTTAAATGTTTAAAGGGAATACCCTCTCCTAAAGCAATATCAAGAGACATTAAATTAGTTTTAATAAAGGATAAATTATCTTTTACATTAGTAATAAAAGATGTTTTTAATTTATTAGATAATTTATTCCCTAAATCTTTAATTGAAAGAGACATTTAATTGTAACCAATAGCGGTCAAAAAATCATCCATCAAATCCTGTTCAGTTAATTTAGTATAAACAGTTTCTGCTTTTCCACCGCTTATTTTATACTCGGTACCATCGCTGTGTACAAATAAGCTACTTTGCACACTAGCCTTTGATAATGGACTATTTTCTAATTCTCCATTCAGGGACATAGCCACCGCTTCATAAGCGGCATTAAACCCTTGATCATGGAAGAAAAAGGTTTCCATTTCATCGTCCTTACGCAGTCCGGCATACTTAGACTTATCTACTTTAATTCTCATTTTATAAGCGACACTGTCGCCTTCTAGTTTTAAATCATCCTTAGAATTATTTCTATACATTTTCAGATTTAAAACATTAAAATGAGCTAAAGCATTTCCTCCAGCCATGCCGGGAAAACCGCCGGCATT